CTGAGTCCGCGGAGAAACGACAACAACGTCTATGACCGCACGTTCCGCGCCGGTAACTATCTCAAAATTGGTTGGCCGTCCGTGAATATCATGTCTTCGTCTGACTATAAGTGTGTGGCGCTTACAGATTACGACCGTTTTCCCGAGGACATTGACGGCGAGGGTGATGCTTTTTCATTAGCCTCGAAGCGAACCACGACGTTTATGTCATCAGGAATGACGTTGGTTGAGAGTTCGCCGGGGCGCGATATTCGCGATACTAAATGGCGCCGGACTACGCCGCATGAGGCACCGCCCACAACGGGTATTCTGACCCTCTACAATCGCGGGGACCGCCGTCGGTTGTATTGGCCTTGCCCACATTGTGGTGAGTATTTTCAACCAGAAATGGACAACATGACGGGCTACCGAGAAGTTTCCGACCCTGTCATAGCTAGCGAGGCGGCTTTTCTTAAATGCCCAGCCTGCCACGGTAAAATTACCGCCGACATGAAGCGCGCGCTCAATATGAGATGCGTGTGGCTTCGCGATGGGCAAAAGATTGATGCAGCGGGTGTCGTGACCGGCGAAGGACGCCGTTCGCGTATCGCGTCCTTTTGGATGGAAGGGCCAGCTGCTGCATACCAGACCTGGTCCCAGCTTATTTATAAATTCCTTACCGCAGAGCAAGAATATGAAGCGACGCGGAGCGAGGAAACGCTAAAAACCGTGGTCAATACCGACTTCGGCAGGCCTTATCTTCCACGCTCAAGCATGGAGCAGAGAAAGAGTGAACTGCTGGAGGCACGGGCCGAGGACATACCGAAACGCTCGGTACCGGACGGCGTCAATTTTATTGTGGCCACCGTAGACGTTCAGGCGGGCAAAAACCGCCGTTTCGTTGTTCAGGTTACCGGCTATGGAAGCATGGGCGAACGCTGGCTGGTTGACCGTTACAACATCAAGCAGTCACTGCGATGTGATGCCAACGGCGAGAGCCTGCAAATTGATCCGGCGAGTTATCCTGAGGACTGGGACCTGCTATTAAGCGACGTGTTCAACAAAACGTGGCCACTGGCTTCTGATCCGTCGAAAGGCTTGAGGCTGATGTCTATGGCAGTGGATTCAGGCGGCGAGGATGGTGTAACCGATAACGCCTATAAATTCTGGCGGAAATGCCGCCGCGAAGGGATCGGGAAAAAGGTTTTCCTCTTTAAAGGGGACAGCAAAGCCCGTGCAAAACTCATTAGCCGCACATTCCCAGACAACACAAACCGAACTGGTCGCCGCGCCATGGCCGCAGGTGATATCCCTCTCTACCTGTTGCAAACCAATGCCCTAAAAGACCGCGTAAATAACGCGTTATGGCGCGAGTCGCCGGGGCCGGGCTACGTGCATTTTCCAGCATGGCTTGGGAGTTGGTTTTATGACGAACTTACTTATGAGGAGCGTTCTACTGAGGGGAAATGGAGTAAGCCCGGTCGCGGCGCTAACGAAGCATTCGACCTTCTTGTCTACGCCGATGCTCTGGCGATCCTCAACGGATACGAAAAAATCAAATGGCCGGATGCGCCGGAATGGGCTCAACAATCAACGTGGTTAGAAACTATCGCCGTGCTGGGAGACGACGAACCTATGCCGCCACCCGTGACTGTAGCGGCAAAAAAACAGAAGCGTAAAAAAGACGCGACTGAAGATACCAACCCATGGACAACCGCAGGAGGTTGGGTGTGAACAGAGGTGATATTGAGTCAATGATCCAGCGTTATACAGACGCTGAGCTGGCCGTGCTTGACGGTAAGTCTATTCGTTTCAACGGTCAGGAAATGACAATGGAAAACCTCTCTGAAATCCGCAAGGGGCGGCAGGAGTGGGAAGGGCGGTTGACGTTTCTTATTAACCGGCAGCGCGGACGGCCGGCATACAGACTGGCGAGGTTCGAATGACATTTCTGGATAATGCAATCGGCTTGTTTTCGCCCGGATGGAAAGCATCACGTCTAAGGGCGCGGGCCGTCATTCAGGCTTATGAAGCTGTTAAACCAACCCGAACGCATAAAGCACGGCGAGAAAACCGCTCTGCTGATCAACTCAGCCAGATGGGGGCTGCCTCACTACGTGAACAGGCGCGTTGGTTGGACAATAACCACGATTTGGTGATCGGAGTTTTCGACAAACTGGAAGAGCGTGTGGTCGGGGCGAAAGGGATCATCGTTGAGCCGCACCCTAAATTGACCAACGGTAAGATTGCCAAACAACTCGCGGCAGACATACGCAAAAAGTGGGGGGAGTGGTCAGTAAAGCCTGAAGTGACGGGGCAGTTTACCCGCCCCATGCTTGAGCGGCTGATGTTACGTACCTGGTTACGTGACGGCGAAGTGTTCGCTCAACTTGTTCAAGGGAAGGCGACAGGACTAGAGCCTGTTGCCGGGGTGTCCTTTTGGCTTGAAGCACTCGAGCCTGACTTTGTCCCAATGAACAGCGATCCCGCCAAAAAGCTAAATCAGGGGGTGTTTCAAGATGATTGGGGGAGGCCTAAAAAGTATCAGGTTTATAAAGCCCTCCCTGTCTCTGGCCGGCAGTTCGACACCAAAGAAATCGACGCCGAGAATATGCTCCACCTCAAATTCACCCGACGCCTTCACCAGACTCGAGGCACCTCGCTCTTATCAGGCGTACTGATGAGGCTGAGCGCGCTAAAGGAGTACGAGGATTCAGAACTCACCGCCGCCCGCATAGCTGCCGCGCTAGGCATGTACATCAAAAAAGGCGATGGACAGAGCTTTGATGGGGACGCCGAGCAATCGGATGATCGAGAGGTCATGATTCAGCCCGGTATGCTCTATGACGATTTAAAGCCCGGTGAAGAGATCGGAATGATTAAGTCCGATAGACCAAACCCGAATCTTGAGACGTTCCGTAACGGCCAGCTGCGTGCCGTGGCGGCGGGCAGCCGGCTGAGTTTTTCCAGCACCGCGCGAAACTACAACGGCACTTACAGTGCTCAGCGGCAAGAGCTGGTGGAATCAACAGACGGTTATCTGATCCTTCAAGACTGGTTTATCGGGGCGGTTACGCGGCGCATGTATCGATCATGGCTGAAGCTGGCTATTGCGTCAGGGGAAATAAAAGTGCCGCGCGGCGTGGATATGGAACCGCTATACGGCGCTGTTTATTCAGGTCCGGTGATGCCTTGGATTGACCCGGTAAAAGAGGCCAATGCTTGGAAATTACAAATCCGTGGCGGTGCGGCGACTGAGTCAGATTGGGTTCGCGCAAGGGGCCGTAATCCTGATGAGGTGAAAACTCGCCGTAAAGCTGAGGTTGATGAAAACAGTGAACTGGGACTGGTGTTTGACCCCGACCCCGCCAATGATAAAGGAGGCACCAGTGCCGAAGTCAAACAACCGGGCGAACCACCGCCCGAAAGCCAGCGCAAAAAATAACTCCTGGTTCCGTATGCAGGCCAGCGCCGCCAATGAGGCTGACATCTTCATTTATGACGAAATCGGCTATTGGGGAGTTACGGCGAAACAATTCGTCAGTGATCTGAAAGCGCTTGGCGAAGTCAGCCATATCAACCTTCACATCAATTCGCCCGGTGGCGATGTCTTCGACGGCATCGCCATTTTTAATGCCTTAAAGCACCACGGGGCAGCAATCACAGTCCACATCGATGGGCTGGCGGCATCCATGGCCTCGGTTATCGCCATGGTCGGGAACCCGGTCATCATGCCGGAAAATACCATGATGATGATTCATAAGCCGTGGGGATTTGCTGGCGGTGACGCCAACGACATGCGCGACTATGCCGACTTGCTGGACAAGGTGGAGTCAGTGCTTATCCCCGCATATGTAGAAAAAACCGGTAAATCCGCGGAAGAGATTTCCTCGATGCTGGATGATGAAACTTGGTTAGATGGGGCCGAGTGCCTCGCTCTGGGTTTTGCCGATCAAACCACCCCCGCCTTGCAGGCAATGGCCTGTATTCAATCGAAACGTATTGAGGAATTTGAAAAGATGCCAAACAGCATTCGTAATATGGTCACTCCACCGCGCAACACCACTCAGCGTGAACCGCAAAAGCCTCAGCCGCAGGGCAGCCAGACCGAACCTAACCAGCCGCAGCAAGTGGATGAGGGGACGATTCGCGCCCAAATCTTGGCGGAGCAAAAAGCCCGTGTAAACGGCATCAAGGATTTGTTTGCCATGTTTGGCGGCAAGCATCAGGAACTTCAGGCGAAGTGCGTGGGCGATATTGACTGCTCGGTTGATGATGCCAAAGACCTACTGCTTGCAGAATTAGGCAAATCCAGCACGCCGTCGAATAAAAACGGCAACGAGCATATCCACGCAGGCAACGGTAACTTTGTTGCGGACGGTATTCGCCAGGCGCTGATGGCGCGATCTGGTTTCGAAAAACAAGAAAGCGACAACGTCTACAACGGCATGACGCTGCGCGAGTATGCGCGAATGGCGCTCACTGAAAAAGGCATCGGAGTATCCAGTTACAACCCGATGCAGATGGTGGGGATGGCGCTGACACACAGCACCTCGGACTTCGGCAATATTCTGCTTGATGTTGCCAACAAGGCGCTGCTACAGGGCTGGGATGAAGCGGCAGAAACCTTCGAGCTTTGGACCAAAAAAGGCCAGCTCTCTGACTTTAAAACGGCAAATCGCGTCGGTATGGGCGGTTTCCCATCACTGCGACAGGTTCGTGAAGGGGCAGAGTACAAATACGTCACCACGGGTGATAAAGGCGAAACCATTGCGCTTGCCACCTACGGTGAAATTTTCTCTATCACCCGTCAGGCGATCATCAACGATGATTTGAACCAACTGACTGCCGTACCGATGAAAATGGGCCGCGCCGCCAAGGCAACTATTGGTGATCTGGTCTATGCCATTTTGACGAAAAACCCGAAATTGTCCGACGGCAAAGCACTGTTTAGCACCGATCATAAAAACCTCGGTAGCGGCGCTATCTCGGTCGCCAGCATTGACGACAACCGCAAGCTGATGCGCTTGCAAAAAGAAGGTGAGCGAGCGCTGAATATTCGCCCGGCTTATATGCTGGTACCGGTTGGTCTGGAAACACTGGCTAATCAGACCATCAAGTCTGCCAGCGTCAAAGGCGCGGATACTAACTCGGGTATCAACAACCCGATCCAGAACTTTGCAGAAGTTATTTCTGAAGCGCGACTGGACGATGCCGACCCTAAAGCCTGGTATCTGGCCGCAGCACAAGGCACTGATACCATCGAAGTAGCCTATCTCAATGGTGTGGATACGCCGTATATCGACCAGCAAGAAGGCTTCACGACCGACGGCGTTGCAACGAAAGTGCGCATTGACGCCGGTGTGGCACCGCTTGATTACCGTGGCCTGACGAAATCCACCGGCCAGTAAAACACGCCAGCAGCAATCCAACGCCCGTAAGGGCTTTTTTTATGCCTGAAACCAGCCCCTTCGGGGGCTGAACGGAGAACATTATGGCTAAGAATTTTTTACAAGACGGCAAAACTATTGCCATCACTAACGGCACCACAAAAACCATCTCAAGTGGCGACCCTGTCGTGATCGGGGCTGTAATTGCCGTGGCTATCACTGATATTCCAGCTGGTTCGTTGGGTGACGGCTTTACATGCGGCGTATTCATTTTGCCAAAGTTGCCGGCAGATATCGTTCCCGCCGGTACGGCCGTGTTTATCAAGGACGGTAAGATTCAGCTTGATAGCAAAGATGCCGTGGCAGCAGGGATCGCGTGGGAAGACGCAGGCGCAAACGCCACTGTTGTTGCAGTAAAAATCAATGGCTAATGCCTTTGAAAGAATGGCCGGCCGCATGGATGCGGTCACCATCAAGGTTATGGGGAAAACGGCCAATATCAACGGCATTGATTATGCGGTTGTTCCTGCGGAGCTTCTCGAGGAAATGGGGCCGTTGTCCGGCACGGGCACCACGCTGGTGGTTTTCTCAAGTGATTACCATGCGCGGCGAAATGATGTCGTCATTTTCGACGGTGAGTCACTCACGGTAACGCGACATGACAAGTTCAACGGCAAGCCGCGCATCCATATCGAATAGACGGGAGGGCCGATGTCGATAAAAGGGTTAGAAAGAGCAATCCAGAACTTAAACAGCCTAAGTCGTTGGATTGTTCCCGATGCCACGGCCAAG